TTTATGCGATTAATAAATAGTGTTCACTCTTTTCTGATATTGGATGAGAATGTTTGTAGTAGTTGAGCTTTCATTTCAAAAGCTTTACAGATAGAAATTAATTTATCCGCGTATTCCTTAGCTTCCAAAAATTTATCGTTTGCAACTTGATATTTTGTGTTAGCATTTGCTTTATGTGTTGCGTATTCTTTTGTAGCTTTAGGATTACTGTCTACCACAGAAACATAAACTTGAGAAAATATCCTATCCTTTTCCCTTTCTAATTGATCCCTCTCAGCTACTGCCTTGGATTTTAAAATTGAGATTAAGGAGTAACTTGAAGGGTTTTCTGAGATCAGCTTATTAATGGAAGTTTCATTAATTGCCAATTCCTTTGATAGGTCTATATCGAGTTTTTTACCTCTTACCCTTACTGTTAGGTGATTTATAGAGGACTCCCTCTTAAGTTCTTTTATACTGGAATCCCTCATAAATCTTAAGTGGTTATGGTATCTATCGATGTATTGGACCCATTATCCCATGGATAATCTGGAAAGCTCTGTTTTATAGATTTGATCTTTTCAAAAGAAAGTCTATGTTCAAATCTACAGGAAGAATTTGGGCATATAACAATCATCTGTTCAACGAAATTTGTATTAACTGGATGAGCTGAATGGATTACATCCCTGGGACTCTGTACTTCAAAAGCACATCCGCATTTGGGGCAAATTATGGGCTTGGGTTTAGTTACCCTAAGATTAATCCCTCTTTGTACTATCCTCATCTTCTGTTCCTCCATATTGTTTAGTAAATGATCTCATACTCCAAGTTCCTATTCCCACCAACAGAGTAATTATTACTCCAAATGTGATAGCAATGTAATCCCCAATCTCTTTTAGGATTCCATCACCCATCCATCGAGTAATGGACATAAACATAAGTAAAACCCAGATTATTAGGGATATGATTATCCCTCTTTTTTCATCTTTCATAATATATGTATGTTTAAAATTTAATTTAATTAGTTCACTTGAAATACTCTGGGTAAACCTTTGGATAGTCCTTGATATCTACTGATTTACATTTGTTTACCAGTGAAAAATAATATTCTTCTTCCTTGGACCCTTTCCATTCCTCTTTGAAATTTAATAATCGATTATAATCGTATCCCACTGCAAAGGGTAATTCTTCTCCCTGGGACCTTCCTACTTCGAAATCCATTGACATATCTATGTCATCGATTTGGAATCCAAACCATTCTTTTGTACTGGGATTTCTTGCCATGTCCCAAAGTTGATATACGGTCTTTGGATTGATGTCTTGAGGTAATGTATCAAAATATATGGAGTCATGGACAGTACCTACTTCTTGTAAATCTGGGAATTCCCCTTTTTGAATGAGCTCATCAATTAGGATTGATGTAAACAATGCCATATCAGAAGCAGCAGACTGTGATGGGGTATTGATTGCGGCATTCTCAGCAGCTACAATTTGCATCTGATTATCACCGAAGATCTCTGGGCATCTTCTTTTTCTACCGAATAATGTCTTTATGTATCCATGCTTATGAATAAACTTCATCTGATTGTCCATAAACTTCTTTACTTCTGGGAAGTCCTTAAAAAAATCATCCAAGAATCCCTGTGATTCTTTTGGTGTTACTACTAACCCTGTTTTTGGGTCTGAAAGTTCTTCTGCAAGTTTAGCTGCACCAATATGATAAATACATCCGAAAACAATGTGCTTAGCTTGCTTTCTTCGAATTTTCCATGTGGTATAATCGGGATGTTGTTCATCTTTATATATTGGATAAATATCATCGTAATTTACTCCATATTTTTTACATGCTACTGATAAGTGGGGATCCCAACCTTTTGCAAATGCTTCCAACAAACCTTTACATTTTGATAAATGGGCCATCAATCTTAATTCACAGTTATGAACCCGGATACCATTGGGATTAAATTCATGTAAGTTTTCAACTTCCATATCATATACTTCTCGTTTACCAACCTTTTCTATGTTAGTAATTTGCTCATACATAAAATGATGTACATCCAACCATCTGGAATCAAGTTCTGAAAGTTCATCAATATAGGACTCTAGTGTACTGTGTATAAGTCTACCCTTCCTTAAAGAATTCCTATAAGTTTTATGAAATTCTGAAGTTCTGAGCAAATCCTGATAAATTTCTAAAGGTATTCTTTGTGTAGAACAGTGAGAAGTTTTATTTGCAGGGACAGCATATTGTTTGCTCAATTCCCAATCAATAATTTCTTGTTTTTTTCTTTTAAGTCTCAAGTAGGGCTTAAGTCTGGATAACCCATAATTTACGATTAAATGATATTCTGTATACTCATTCTCATTTAAAATCGTAGTTGTACTTCTGATTATACCATGAAACCCAACTGATTGAAAGAGTAGTTGTAATTGTCGAATATAAGATTCACAAGCAGAAGTATACCTAAACCTACCATTACCAATAGAGCCATCAGAATCAATTTGACCTCCAATAAAATTCATCTTGGATTCGAAGTCTGCCTTTAGAATCCTCTTTGGGATTTCCATTTCATGAGAATCCTTCTTTGGGTATTTCTTATAAAAAGAGAGAACCTTATCACTATGACCTCTAATACCCCTTGAAGTATTTTTTGGCCCATAGAATTCACAACCAAAGTAATTATCCAGTAAAGGTTGTAATTCCTCTCTGTCCGATCCAGTTGAAAAGAATATGGACATATCAGTTGGTTTTCTTTTACCAGATTTTTCTTTAGGGTAATGACCATCACCATAGAATAATCCCGCAATGTATGCTTCATCTGAATTTATGAGAAGCCTACCAACAGATTTAGTACCGAATAAGTTTTCGATATATAATGTATCATTTAATTTAAGGTCTTTAGCTAATGTAAATCCTTGTTTAGTTTTTACTGGATGTTCTTCTGTTAATATCAGTTGCCTACCAGTATTTGTTGTAATCCTTAGGCATTCTGCCTTACCCTTATTTGCAAGAACCTTTATATTGAGAACTCTGTGTTTGTTTTTATGCTGGGGGTCAATCATACAAATTTTATCTTTCCCCGGGATAATCTCTTTTAACTTCTTTATTCCGGTATTACAAAAGATATAAGAATCCCCATCTATACATTGGCTATAATCCATCATTAGATAGAGTCTACCTGGAGATGCAACCAAACAACGTCTAATTGTTGGATCCGTTGCAACCCTGGGGAGCTGCTGACTGTTGGGGTCTGTTGATGATAATCTCCCTGTACGAGTACCATGAATATTAAATTTTGGATGCAATCTGCCATCATCTTGAACTAAGTTTGCAAATCCCTTTACAAACATATTATTAATCTGTTTAAGTCCCCTTAATTCTAGAAGCGTATCAATAAATCCAGTTTTATCTGTTTTTTGTAATTCCAATAATACTGCTTCTGATGAAGAAGGGTTATCGGTATCCCTTTTATCTTTTTGTGTATATTTTACTACTGGAAATTTGAATCCTTTTGGGTCTAAAAATAGAAGTTGTGTCATTTGTGAAGCTGACCCAAAATTTATGGGTTCTATTATGGCTTTTTCGGATTTAGTATTAAATTCTCCAGCCATTAATCTGGCAATCTTTTCTTCTCTATTTTTAATTGATCTTTCAGCAGAAGCAATTTTTCGAGAATCATCCGATGTTTTTATTACTTTCTTAGATTCTCTAATCTCTTCTTCTATCTTCGATATTGCTTTATCTAATCTCTGTTGGATGCGGGATTTCTCGAATCTCTTTACCTTTTTAAGGGCTCTTACCTTGGTTTCGGCTTCTAGTATCCTTCTTGGATATTCCTCCATTAATTTCCCATGCCATTCTTTATCAAGTCTTTGTCCTCTTGTCTCTACCTTTGTTAATAGGTTAGAAGCTGGCATAATAAGATTTCTGAATAGATGATAGAATTTCTTATCCATCATCTTCTTTTCGAAGAATAGGAATAATCTTAAACACATATCAGTATCTATAGCACAGTACTGGGATAATCCTAATAAAGGTTTTTGATCCCAGGGTAGATTACATCCCTCGTAATCTTCTTCGTAATCTCCAAATTTAGGAAGGAACCTTCTAACCATGGACTTTAGATCATTTGGCTTAGCCTCATCCAAAACATATTTAGCAAGCATCCCATCAAATAACCTACCTTTATGAAAGATACCATATTTGTGAAATACTTGCATATCAAATTTAGCATTCCATGCAACCTTAACAATGTTTTCGTTAGCAATAACTTCTTCTCCAAATTTCTGAAGCTTTGTTTTCCAGGATTTTTTAAATTTCGAATCGAAATGACCTAAAGGGATTACTCCTGCCCTACCTGGTTCGAAGCATACCCCTAAAATCGTAGGATAAAAATCATTATTATATATTCGATTACCCGTAGTCTCAAAGTCTACCGAAGCATATCCAGTTTTCTTACAAGCATCAATTAACATATCTAATTGTTGCTCATTCTCTATGATGTGATATTTTGTTTTTGGTTTGCCCATATTCTTATATAAATTAAGAAGCCTCTACCAAATCATGATAGAGGCTAAAGTTTTAATCCATTCTTTTTCCCAATTATTCATTCATTCTGTGATATCATCCAAACATTGTTTGAGTAATACCCAATCCTTTTTATATGAATGTAGAGAATCGATAGTGTGATATAAATATCCTGGTTCATTCCCTGTTTGCTCAGCCATGTACTCCATAAGTTTCCATGCAAGGTATACATCATTACCAAAATGAGTTACCAAATCCGATGACCTTTGATGATAACAGATGTGTAATCTCTTTTTACCTTTTATTTCTCTGATTAGGAAATCATAATACATTGAGCAAGGTACTCTTCTTTCCCCCCCAATATATTTTACATCTGTCGGATGAAAGATTGGGATTACTGCCTGGCGAGTATCTGGGTTTCTAATTAACTCATCCCTTACTGCTTTTAGAGCATCCCAGATTCGATCTTGGTGATTAATTCCTTTAGAATCAGTCCATCCAAATCTTAATCTTTCATTGTAGGTATAATCAAATTTCCCATTTACTAAAAAGGGTCTCCAAACATCTTCTCTGATAAGGAATGCTGATCCCGGGTTAATGTGAGAAAATTCATCTGGGCTATCCAAAGGATCATGGATTCTTTCCTTGAATTCTTCTTCTACCCATTGTTTACTTCTCTTATCAGCTAAGAATAACCATTTTGGGTCTCCCAAAGAAGTTAAACAGTACTGATGACAGATTACTTCCCTTGTAATGTAATCTTCTTGTCCTTCAATGTTTTTGTTCTGATAGGATTTGGGTCTAACTATAGAACCCATCTCAATACAGTTCCGCATAGTCTCCGACATTAATTCATATGAACTGGTATATATCCTCATAATATTTATCTTTTTTATACTGATTAATAAGCCTGGAAGTATGTTGACGTGTGTACCCAAATTTCTTAGATATACTTATTACAGAATACCCTTTAGCCCTTAACCTTAAGATTCTCCTAATCCTTCTTTTACATCTTTGTTTAACTTTCAGCTGAAGATTGGGTTTCTCCAAACCAAGTCTATAGGCATGCTTAGTATTCTCTGAATGTGTAACCCATTCCAGGTTTTTATAATTATTATTAAGTTTATCCCCATCTATATGGTTTACACAGGGTTTATTATGGGGATTAGGAACATACTTTAATGCAACCAGCCGATGTACTAAATACCGTTCGCCTTTTTTATATGTTACCCTTAGATACCCTGAGTTATTCAATTTTAATTTAGCTGGCTCACCTCGAATAAAAACTTTGCCATCTTTAGTAACTAAAATGTCTTCTCTCATTTCTTATCCTCCTTTTGTTTTAAATATTTCTTTTTAAATGCCTGACGAGCTGTATATGAAATACAGGATTCCGGGTATGGAATATCGTCATATCCTAATAGCAAATCCTTAGCACAAAGGGTTATCTCTTTCTTTCCGGGAACTTTTCCGGGTTGTATGCAAGCTAATGTTCTTCGATATACCTTATATTTTACATCCTTTTCATCACAAGTTTTAAAGAACTTCAACATCTTAAGGACCTTTTGAATCCAAACAGAATCTAGTCCTTTGGTGACCTTCTTTATCGATTTATGAGTATCATACATTACTAAGGTTTCTAAGGCAGCATACATCTGATTACAGTTTAATTGAATCATAAATGTTTGGTCCCCTCCATATACGTATTCTCCCAATCTCTGTAATAATAAAAGGTCAAATGCCAATCTCTTTGTAATTTCCGAAGATCTTAAGTTTGCAATTATAATTGGAATATCCAAATCATCTCTTCTACAAAAAGAGGCTGCTATTAAACAACCTTTCCCATTAGAATGTGTATTATCAAAGTCGAATGA